ATTCGGGGTAATCCAGCAGGTCGCGGATCTCGTTCTGCGTGTGGAACGGCTTGGTGCCACCGGAGCCGAGGGCGGCCTTGAAGAATTCGGCCTGATCCTTGAGCGTTCCGCGCATCAGCGCCCGCACGTTGAACTTCGGCTGGAATCGCTCCAGGTCGCGCTCTGGAATCAGCGACCGCGCCACCGCCTGCTCCCAGTTGGTGAAGTGCTCCAGCATCGTGTACTGCAGGAAGAAGATGCCCAACTGCTCGATGCCGGTGCCCCAGCTGGTATCGCTCAGGAACAGCAGGGGGCGAGGAACGCCGTAGAGCCTGGCCACCTCCTCCACCTGGGCATTCCGGTTCTCGACGTGCTGCGCTTCCTGCGCCGTGCTGCCGAACTTTTTGGCCACGGCGCCCTCTTCCAGCAGCATCCATTTCTGTGCTGCTGCAGCGCCGGCATATTCAGTGTCCAGCGACCCACGCATGCGGCCGTAGGCGGTATCGCTTAGCGCGTTCGGCACTTCGATAGCACCGCCGGCCATGTTTCCGGTTTCGAAGATGCGGCTGGCCGCCCGCTCCGCATCCAGCGCCAGGCGAATTGCCCGGTCGGCCAGTTTCATCCTCGACAAGCTGGTGACACCATCCACGGAGATATCGCGGATGTGCAGGACCTCTTCCTGCTTCAGCACCACCTCGCCGCGCTTCTTGCTGTTGAACCGGTAGATCATCCGCCAGTCGTCGCCAAGCTCGGCGCGCACCGCGGGAGAGTCCAACGGGATGAGATGGATTGGCCGGCCTGCTGACCATACGATCCGCGCGTAGGCGTCACCGTGACGCTGCCGGGCCAGCTCCATCTGCCGCTTGAACTCCAACGGCGTTTGCCACGGGTTCGGCTTGACCTTGAGCAGGCGGTGCGCGGGGTGCTCGGTGGCTATCCTTTTCTTCCCGCCAGACTCGATCACGTTCAACGGCAGCATGCCGATGGTCCCGCAGATCAGAGACAGGCAGCGGAGCACCGCCATGTTGCGCAGCTGGTATCCACCACCGCCCTGTCCGCTCTGCGCCCGGATGAACTCCAACAGCGCCGGGTCATCCATCCCCGTGAACTGGCCGGCCTCAGCCCGTGCGCCTTGGGGCGCCGCCGGCGGCGGATTCCAGATCCGGTCCAGCGACTTGATATCTTCTTCGTTGAACCTGGACATTGCGTTTCCTATAGGAATCGGATGCCTCGCTGCTCATAGACAGAGGCGGGCGCGACCGATGAATTTGCGGAGCCGAAAGCCATCACGACCGCTACGGCGGCGTCGATCTTGTTGACGGACCGTGCCTTAGACAGCCAACGGTTTTCCCACTTATCGCTTTCGATGACGGCCGACATAATTGCCGACACCAGCACTGGGTTCCCGAGCAGTCGGACGCGCCCTTCCAGCAGTGCTTCTTCGAACAATCGGAGGGATCCAGGCATCCAGAGACCTTCCGGCGCCGGCTTACCTGCGGCAGCGGCGGCCTTTACTGCCGCCTCTGTTGGCTTGCCCTTCTTCAGGCCACCCTGCGGGTGCTCAACGAACGAAACCGAAAGGCCCAGTTCTTTTACTTCCTCTTCGAACTGGCGGAACGCGTACCTGTCGTAGGCAACCTGAGCGATTTCGAAGTCCCGGTCATACTCGGCCACCGTTTGCGCGACGTGCCGGTAGCTGATCGTCTGGCCCTGTGGCGCGTGCAGGTGGCCCTTGGCAATCCACGTGCTGTACGGAAGCTTGTCGCGTAGCTCGCGGGCCTTGACCGTATCGCCTGGGGTCCATGCTTCTACCCACGCGTCAAACGTTGGCTTGCTCACCAGCGTCTTCTTGCCCTCTACCTCGACCAGCACCTCCTTCGCTCCGGTCTCCACTACCGCGCCGAGCGCCGTAATGTCGCGGTTCTGCGAAAGATCCAACCCGAGATGCAGGCGCTTGCCATGGTGCTGGGACGTGTCAAATGACTGCAGGGCAGGCTCCAGCGTCTCTCGGCTGAGCCACGCCTGGTCAGCGTCAGTCCACATGCAGAAGTTGAGTCGCAGGATCTCGTTAAGCTTGCTCGGAATCTGCTTGGCTAGGTCGACCCGCCCCTGCAGGTACTCCTGCGTGATGGTGATGCCCAGCATCGGGTTTGCTTTCACCCAGCACCGCGGATCCTCCAGCGGGTCATCGTCCTCGTCCAGTCCACACACAAACGAGAACGTGCGGTCATCGATGGGCTCACCGATGAAGGTTGGATCGTTGACCGCCTCCGTATGACCAGCGGCGACCTTTACCGCGTGCTCATGTTCGGCCCATGCAACGCTGTTCCGGTCACTGCCCGAGTTGGTGATCATGAAAAGCAGCGGCGAACGGCGGAACTTGAACCCGTTCTCCATCATTTCGATGATCTTGCCGTCCGCCATCTCATGCACTTCGTCGGCCAGGACAAAGTGCGGGCGGTAGCCGGAACCCGTCTTGCCAACGTCGCGGGACGCTGGTCGGAAGTAGCTCTGCGACTTGTGGTGGGCGATGTTGTATTCCTTGCCCTCACCGCCTGAGAACTCCAGCCGTTTCTTCAACGCCGGCGAAGCCTTCACCATCTTGACCGCATCGCGGAACAAGATGCCTGCCTGATCCTTATGCGAGGCCACCGCGTACACCTGGGCGCCAGCTTCCTGATCGGCGCAGAGCCCGATCAGCGCGATACCGCCCGCCATAGGCGACTTGCCGTTTCCCTTGCCTTCCTCGATGTACGCACGCCGAAAGCGGCGCGTGCCGTCCGCCTGTTTCCAACCGAATAGGCTGCCGATCTTGAATGCCTGGCTGGGGTGCAGCTTGAACGGCTTTCCTTCGAACTGCCCCTCACTGAGTCGCAACACGTCTTCGAAGAATGCGATCTTCTTGTCTGCAGCTTCGCGATCGAAGTACAGGCCCCGCTCGTGGGCGTCCTCAAGGTCTTTCAGGTGCCGGCGGCAAGCGTTGCGCACGTGCGGGCCTGCAACGATCCTACCTTCCACCACTGCCAGCGGATACTCGCTGGTCCGGCAGTCAGAAATGCTTGTCGTCCGGGTCTTCGTCTTCGCCTGGGCCATGATTCACTTTCGTCTCATCCACCGGCGTGGCACCGAGCTTCGACAGGAGCGAGCCCAGTGCCTGCATCGCCGAAACACCCATCTCCTGGTCGGTCGCCATTCGCGCGGCGAGGATGCACACCTGGCGCAGCAGCAGCCGGTGACCAGCGTGCAGCCAAGGCATGTTCTCGACCTGCTCTTTCCAGACGGCGACCTGTTCTTTGGTCATTCCCTTGTAGGGAGCGCCGATGGCTTTTGGCCCCTTCGGCGTCTTTCGATTTCGATGCCGCTGCGGATTCTTTGCCGCAGCACCGGACACTGCCGCTTTTGCTGCTGGAGTGCGGGGATTTGCCATGGTTCACCGTCTGAATCGCTCACTGAACAAAGCAACGCTTGTTCAGGAATGAGGGTCGTCTTTCCAACTGTGGATGCGTGCGTTTGGGGGGGCGCACGTATCGCTGGCAAATCGACCCAAACTTTTTCGCCCCCCGTTCAGGTTTCTGTGGATAACCTGTGCATATGCACGCCACCTACTTCGACCGCGCGGGGCCCTGCCGTGGCGCCACCAAGGGCCATCCATCGGCGTCGCAACCGACCAGAACGTGTTCTGTGTTGCCGAAGCCGCCATCCTCCCGTGCGGTCTTCCTGCTGTGACAGCTGACGCACAGCGTCCGAAGGTTCTCCGGGGAGTTGTTGTTCGGATCGCCGTCCGCGTGGTCGACGTGGGCCTGCCCCTTGCCGGCGCACAACACGCCACAGCCCTGCTCCTGGCACCGGTACAGGTCGCGCAGCAGGATGGTTTCCCGCAGCGCGCGCCATGCCCTGCTGTTCGTTGGTAACGCGCGCTTAGCTTGGCGATTGCCTGCCAGGCCGGCCATCAGTACGGGTTCCCGTCCAGGTCGACGCGCTCCGGCTCGGCACCCTCGTCCTGCACCGGTGCGCCTGCCTCCTCGCCCAACAAGAGGGCCACCGCCTGGACAAGCAGACCGACATGCGTTGCCAGCTCGGTCATCTGCTTGCCCTGCTGCTCGATGATCCCGACCAGGCGATCGATGCGAGCGTCTGTGCTGCCATCGATGCGCGCGGCCAAGGCGGTGACTGCTGCAGCGCGCGCAGCCTGCTCAGCGGCCAGTGCTGCCGCCAGCTCTTCAATCTGTGGAACGTCCATCAGCAACCCTCGTCGTTCGCAGTACCAAGCCGCGGCGTATCCATCCCTCGACCCGTTCCCAGTCCGGTTCCATGCCCGTCGTCCTGGCAAGCCACACCACCGCGGCCAAGTAGCACCGCAGCCACCAGCGCATGCGGACGGTAGCCGTCACTGCTCCAGCCATCAGAACTCCTCCACTGCCCAGCCGCCGCCGTCCCGCTT